CCAGTTGGGGGAGGCGACGTAAGGGCCGTCGTCCCATGCGACGAATACGCCGGCGACGGGGAACACTGACGGCGAGAAGATTTCGCCGTCGTAGGTGTAGGTCGTCGAGTCGTAGGTGACGCCGCTCTGGTCGTAGGTGATCGGCATTGTCTCTAGTTGCGGTAGCCGTAGACGCGGACCGTGCCGCCAGTCATCGTTCCCGTGTTCGGAAGAATCGTGAACGCCGTGTAACTAGTGGCGACTTGATGGGTTCCCGCGCTGGTTCCTGCGACTGTCTGTGCAGCCCATGAAGCGGGACCATATGAAGTCCATTGACTCAGGAACGGACCTATCAAATCGGTCGTGATCTGCGTGTTTGAGCCAGTTCCATAGCCTACGTACGTCCATTGAGCCGCGTTGTTATCTCCGGCTGATTTTGGCGTTGTGCTTGTTGCGTAATCGGCGTAATTAACGATTGAATAATAACCCGTGGTAGAGGCCCCTAGTCTTATTCCGAATGTGGCAAGGGCGCTTGTCGTTCCGCCGACATATAAAATCTTATAGTTGTCATAAAGGCTCGAGAAGCATCCTGAGACAGTCACGCTAGAAACCGCGCTGCCGACTGTGACCGTCCCAGTAGCCGAGACCGTTCCATTCGTCGCGCTCGTCGGGATCACTTTGACGAGGCCCATATAGGTTTCGATCTTTTCGACGGCGTCGTTGAGGTCCTGATGTTGGCCGGCGTGAGACGGCGAGCTGAGGTTCGAGTTTGAGAGCGGGTCGGTGAAATTGTCGATCGCTCCGGGGAAAGATGAGGGCATTAGCGTCTCGCTTTCTTCTTTTTGCCGCCGCGGATTTCGGGGCCGGTACGCATGTCATAGGCGAACAAATAGTCGGACACTGAGCGTCCGATCTCCACCGGGTCGCCGACCCCAGTGTTAATCGTGACGGCGATCCCGCCGCCGGCTTGGACCGCTTCGGCGTAGGCGACGCCGGCTTGCGCTTCGTTCACTTGGCTCATGGCTTGCGCGACTGCGGTTTCGGCTTGCGTCACTGGGAGGGTCGGGGCGAGGGACTGGGTGACTTGTGAGGCGAGGCCGGCTTGGACGGAGGCGAGATCGGCGAGGGAGGCGTTCAGGCCGCCGACGGTGAAGCCTGCGGTGCCTTCGAGGATGGACTTGGTGACTTCGGCTCCTGCGGTGGGGCCGAGGCCGAGAAGCTGCGAAAGGCCGGTCGCTCCGAGTCCTTGTCCGAGGAGGGCTTTTAGGTTCGCGCCGAAGGCTTTGGCGTCTTCAATTTGTTTCGCAAACGCGGCGGTCGGGCTTATCCGGGCGGCGGTGGCGGCGGCGACGTTCTGCTCGGCGATGGCGACGTCCTGTACGGCCTTCAGGTAGGCGTTTAGGTCGTCACCCTGCTTCGCTATGTCGAGGTTGTCGTAGGCGCGGGAACGGGCTTGTAGCGCCTCTGTGTAGGTCTGCTCGGAGGCGGTGGCGGTGGCGTAGGCGCCGGCGAGGGAAACGTCGAAAGAGTAGGCGAGGTTCTTTCCGAAATCAACGGCCTCTTGGCGGGCGTCGGCGAGGTTCTTTTGCATGTCCTCGAGGAGGGTGCGGGCTTCGGAGAGCCGTTCGTTCGCGACCTCGACACCTTTGGCGAGGCTCTTTTGCAGGGTGTCGCCGGTGTCCTTCGTTTCCTTCCGCTGCTTCTTCTTCGCTTTCGTGTCTTTCTCGGAGGCTTTCGACGACCCGCCGATCCGCTTCGCGGCTTCCTTCTGAGCGTCGGCTTGATCGAGGATCACTTCCGAAAAGCCTTTGTATTGGTCTTTCAGATAGCCGACTTGCCGGTCCGCCCGGGCTGCGGCTTCGGCCTGATCTTCGAGAGCTGCGGCCGCGTTCGCCTGATTGGTGGCGGTGACGATGATGTTCGAGAGGGCTTGGTATTTGCCGGCGAGGGAGTCGACGTTTCCGCCGGTCTGATTAAGCCACCAATTCAGCGGAGAGAAACCTTGCGCGATGCCGACGCCAGTGATCGTAAAAGCGAGGTCCTTTATCCCGCCGGCGAGGTTAAAGATGCTCGAGCCGAGGTCGGAGACGTCGCCTGAGTCGACGGCTTTTGCGAGGTCGAGGAGTTTTGTGGTGGCGTCGTCGACGGCGGGGAGGAGGAGGGTGCCGAGGGTTTCTTGCAGCTCGCCGAAGCGGATACCCAAGTTTTCGACACGCCCGGCCAATGTTTCGGTGGCCGCCTGCGCGGACCCGCCGAACTTAAAGGTGAGTTCGTCGGTGACTGCTGCGAAGCCGCGGGACTGTACCGCGGTCTCGTCGATCGTTATTCCGAGTCTGGTGAGCGCTCCGTAGTTGCCGTTATAGGCGCGGCCGAGGGCCGTGACGACCGAGCCGAGTTCGCGTTGTGCGCCGACCGAGACGTTTGCGGCGAGGGTGAGGAGGTCTTGGGCTTCGGATGCGGAGCCGGTGACGCGGACGAGTTGGGCGAGGGCGGGGCGGAGTTGGTCGTCGGTGATGTTCGTCGCCATCATCGTCGCCGTGATGTATTTCTCGACGCCGTCGATCTGGGCTTGCCGGGCGCCCGTTGTCGCCATGAGCTGCTGAGCGAGAAGAGCCTGCGACTTTTGATCGTCGAGGGCCGCCCGCACCGACGAGATCGCGAATTGGGCCGCCGCTGAGCCAACGACACCGTAGGCGAGGCTCGAGGCTTGCGCCCACTGCGCCTGCGCTTTACCGAACGCGGAAAGCTCGGCTTGCGCTTTCTTTAACTCCTTGCGGAGAGGCGCCGATGTTCCCGTAATGGGGATCGAGATCGACTTGGAGCGGGCCATACCTACGAGAATACTCGTGTCGAGTAGACGTTGCCTTCCTTATCGGAAGCGATGCCGTATTGCACGATGAGCTGGTTAAGACGGTCAGCGTAGATAGCGGCGACGTCAGCGCGACGCGGATCGAGAGCCTCATAGACGAACGGTTGCGGGGTGATACGGCGAGCCGGCCAACCGAAGTGAATAGGTCCTGCGTAGGGGACGCCACCCGAACCGATGCGGACACGGCCGCCGGTTCTTACTGCTCCTGCGCGGATGCTGGCCGCGAGTTGCCCGGTGCGTACCGGGGCGATTCGTTTCGCGTCGCTGGCCACGATCTCGGCGGCTCTACGGTGCGTTTCTTTCATTGAGTCTTTCAGGTCGTCCGAAAGGTCTCGGAGTGCTTTCTGCACTTCGCGGAGACCTTCAATTTCGGATTTCCCCATCCGGGTATCCGACTTCGAGACGCGAAAGCCGTAGGTACCGCTAGCCATTAGAGGGGATATCCATGTCAGCTAGTGCCTCCCAGTCGTTGCGGGGTTTCCCGACAACGAACCGAACGAGATGGTGCAGGATTTCGGGGGGTGTTTCGAGGAGTTCCCGCGGCGCTATCCCCGTCTTTAGAGCGAGGATGGCGAAGAGTTCGGCGGCTGCTCCTCCTGCGTAGGGTTTCCGTTGTCGTCGCCTTTGCCGTATTTGATTCCGGCGACGTCGTCGATCCACTTGTCGAAGGTTTCGCCGAGCGCGATCGCCTTACCTTTGAGGGCCGCGTAATAGGCGAGTTTGTAGTGCCAATGTTTCGGAGCGTCGTTGCTCCATAGTTGGTCGAATGTTCCGGTCTCTTTATCGGACTCGAAGGCATACTCGACCGACGGCCATACGGGGAATGTTCCCTCGCGGCCGTCCCTCTGTTGGACGGTCACTAGGAGCATGAGATTAGGCGACGGCCTTGACGAGTGTTCCGCCGGTGAACGAGACCGACATTGAAGCGAGGTCGCCGACCGAACCGGCGACGGGCTGTGTCGCTGCAAGGAAAGCGCTCGAGAGTGTGTAGCTCGGGTTCGTCGCCGACACTGCGGCCGAGGTGGGCTTCACGACGACGGTCGTGGTGGTGCCGATCAGGGCGTCGAGCGTGGCTGCAACCTTTGTCGCTGCGAAGTCCTGATTAAAGGTGATGTCGAGCGAGTTGTTCTGGAGGCCGCCGGTGAAGGTGTGGCCAGAGGAGCCCATCGCGGTTACTTCGACAGAATCCTTCTCGTAGTTCAGGGTGATCGAGGTGACGTAGGCGCTGAGGTCGACCGAGTTAACGGTGACCGAAGCATCTGTAAGTACGAATACGGCCACGGGTTACTCCTTTTCGGCCTTGTTGGACTTGGATTCGCCGACGAGGTGGCCGGCCTCGACGAGTGCTTCAATGTTGCACCCTTCGAGTTCTTGATCGGTGATCGTGTCGCCGGGCTTCTTGCCGGCCACTAGATCCGATGCGACTTTGTAACTACCCATAGGCTTCAACCTCGTATCGGTAAGCGAAAAACTCTACGCCACCCATCGTAATAGAGATCGGGGTCGCGTTCGTGACTCTTACCGTAGAGACCGCACCATTCAGCGAGCGTACTGGTGAGCCGGCTTCGAGAGCGGTCTTCACTGAGCCCGCCCCGGTGCCGGCGAGAAGGGCGTCGAGTTCGTCTTGCCCTGAGCGTTCCGACATGCGGGAAACGACGACGTAGACCTCGAAGTCGTAGGCGTCGAGACCGCGTTGCATCGAGTCATCCCATCGGACGGAGACGTTGCCGATGATGCCGCACGGGGTCGGCGGTGCCGTGTCCGGGATGTAGTCGTAGACCTTGCGGACCGCGGTGATCGTATCGAGGAGGGTTGCGGCGTTCGCTCGAAGGGTCGAGATGTTCGCGCTCATGCGAGGACTTCGCGCCGGTAGGCGCGGACCATCGCCGCGATATCCCGGCCGAGCGGCGACATCCTGATCGCTCCCATTTCGGACAGACCGAGAACGCCACCGACGGAGCTTTTCCGCTTGTAGAGATCGGCCGAGAGAATGAGACAAGCCTCGACGACGTCGTCAGGGACCGAAGGCCATCCCCATTTCGCGGTCACGCGGACACCGGGGCGGAAGTTCCACGGATACGGGAAGAGGTACGCGCCGACCATCGTGAGAAGGGTGACCGGGCGACCCTCTGCTAGGGCGTTGAGAGGTTCGACGATGAAGTCGGTGTTATAGACGGCGGCCGTCGGATAGGTCCCGCCGCCTGAAGTATCGAGCGCCACGGCGAGACTTGTCGTCGAACCGATGTCGTCGACAATGAGCGAGTAGGGGTCGTTCGTGCGGTAGTAGCGGGCTGTGGCCGCCGCGTCGAGGGAGAAGGTTCGGCCGGCGATCCGGTCAATGGAGCGGGATGCAGCTTCGACGATCTGCTCGAGGAGGGCGTCCTCAGTTATATCCGCGACGGGGATGTCGAGGTATGCCTTCAGCTCGTTGAGGGTGACGTAGCCGTTAGTGATCGTCACTTCTTAGGCGCCTTCCTCGGTGCGGGTTTCTTCTTGGGGGTGGCGCCGCTCTGGGGTGACAGAGCCGAGGAGGTCTTCGTCGAAAGGAACTCCTCGCACCCCAGAGCGACTAACTG